CGTCACCTCTAAAATAAAAATCATACTCACCAGACTGGAACCCTGGAGAGGTTTTGGAGAACTGGAGTTCCCACTTAATAGTTCTACCAATTTTTTCTTCAATTAATTTATCTCCTACCTTGATCTTGCCCTTAATCGCTTGATTGTCTGATTCTGATGAAAAAAGTTTAATAATACAAGAAGAATAGAACTTAGTAGCCTGGCCACCAGAAGGCTGCTGACTAGTATACATAGCATTAATATTGTTGCGAGACTGGCTAATAAGAACGAGAAGAGTTGGTTTAACTTTGTTGTTAGCGTAGTTAAGCATCTTCCAAGCATTGCTAAAGTCACGAGACTCTGCTCCAATCTGCTTTGTATTTTCCAAAGCCTTCATCTCATCAGTGTCCTTTTCAAAATAAATTGCAGGAAGCATTGACGTAATAGAGTCTACCACAATTAAATCAACCCCAGCATTCATTAGGCCTACGCCTACATCTACCATGTCACTGATGGTTCTTGCTTGTGAATAGATTAGTTTTTCTGGATCCACACCAAGAGATCTAGCCCAGTCTTCAGAGTAGGACATCTCAGAGTCAATCCAGGCACATAACTTGCCTTCTGCTTGTGCCAAAGCAATCATCTGAAGGCACATAGAAGACTTTGCAGACGACTTTGATCCCCAGATGAGAACCTGCCTACCGTATGGCAATCCTCCACCAAGAGCACGATTTAGCCCGAAACTAGGGGTTGGTTGATACTCATAGTTAACCCCAACACCAGTTCCTAATCTTTTCCTTAACTTTGGATCTAACTGAGCCAACGCTTCTTCTACTGTTACTGTCATCTCTATCTCTCATTTCTTGTTATATTAATATTAATTACAGACCTTGTATCGTATATGTTTGGGTAACAAAATGAATGATATGCTGATCCATCAAATAGTACTGCTCTTCCTGCTTTTGGAGAAATTCTGGTGTCAATTATCATCTCATTATCTTCTTGCTTATAATATTTGTTTTTATACAATAGGGTATCTCCGTCACTATCATTAACATAATATATAAGTGCCAGGTGATCATAGTCTGCGTCCACATGTGGCGTCGATGGTCTTGTCTCATTACACAGGAAGGTGGTATTGCTTCTAGTTCTTTTTACTTCGTCATACTTTATCTCGTGCTTATTGCAAAACTTTTCTAGGATTCTCATAGACAGATCGTGTGTAAAATTCTCTTTGTCTGCATAACTACAGTACATAAATCTATTAGAATATGTGTCAGTGCTTTTTGGCAGTTCGTTTTCTGGAACACCAACTGTAAATGGTGAAAAGATTGCTGGCAACCTGTAAAACTCTTTTCTAATTGCTTCAATCTCTTGAGGAGATAAGAAGTTGTCATCAATAATTAATAGGCTCACAGAATATCCTCCAATGTCACTGTTCCATCCTTTGTTTTTCCAAAACTAAATTTATACGACTTTCCTTCTTCAATATTCATGTATGCTTTTGCAAAAGAAGTAGGGAAGACTGTAATAGAGTGTAGGTCTCTTCTTGTGTCTGCTAAAGTTAAAGATGCCATTTTCTTTCCAGTCTTTGTTACTCTTGGTTTAAATGAAACAACAAACATCTCATCATCCTTATACGGTAACTGCTTATAACTTAGGAACTTAACAAGAGCATGAGACGACTCTTTTATCTCATCAGACGGTACGAAAGAAACAATCCTATTATCATTACACAAGACCAGATAAGAACGACCTGTCTCAATAGTTGTATTTTCATCATCAAATATACCGACACTGCCAGTTTTGTCCAAAATTTCAACTCGTGACCATCCTGTTCCTCGCTTAATTGATTTTACCATACCCATAAAGATGTATGATCCCTTTTCTTCAAAGTCAACAATATCTTGAATGAAAGCATAGTAATGAGAAGGTATTGTAATGTTAAACTCTGGAAGGTTTAAGTACTCATACAGATTCTCTTTAATCTCCTGGTCATTTCTAGGATTATCATTAAATGTTGCTGCGCCAATTACTCTTAGTGCCTGGAGTGCACGACTATTTACTCCGTTGCCTTTGGTAAATGTAAATTCTTCAAGTTCCTTGTACGAACTGAATGGTCGTGCAGATATGAATCTCTCACCAATTTTGTCAGATATGAACTTGATAGCACTGAGTCCAAACCGAATACCTTTACCCTCAATTTTAAAATCAATATCCGAATCGTTAATGTGAGGTAACTTAATGACAATGCCCATTCTTTTTGCTTCAATAAGGTATTCAGTTCTCGCATCTTTATCCTTTTCATTTTTTAGTAGTGAATACATAAATTCTAGTGGGTAATGATACTTAAGCCATGCTGTCCAGTATGAAAGTGTAGAGTATGCTACAGCGTGTGACTTATTGAAGGAGTACCCTGCGTGAGCCTCAAAGTCATGCCACAGATCACGAGCAAGGTTAGGAGCAATAAACTTAGATGCACCCTCTACGAACTTCTCTTTAAACTGATCAAATTCTTTAGCATCCTTTTTCTTGCCAATGATCTTTCTAACTTTATCTGCTTCCGACATGGACATACCGCCAAGGTGTACGCATGCTTGCATAACCTGTTCCTGGTAAAGAATACAACCATATGTGTCCTCCGTAAATTGTTTTAGTACCTGATGTGTATAAGAAATGTTTTGACGACCATGTTTACGATCAACATAGTCCTTTCCAATAGTATTCATTGCACCTGGACGAACAAGAGCATTTGATGCTGCAAGTTCATTTAGATTCTTTACACCCATCTTTACAAGAAGATTTGTGTACGGTGCTGCTTCACACTGGAAGACTCCCTTTGTGTAGCCATCTGATAGCATCTGGTAAACATTAGCATCATCCATCTTAATCTTAAGAAGATCAATCTTCTTTCCATCTCGTTCTTTAATAATGTCAATCGTATTCTTAAGAACAGATAATGTTTTAAGTCCCAAGGCATCGATCTTAATCAGACCAATTCTTTCAGCCTCTTCCATGTCAACACCTACGACAGGAATTCTTTCATCGGATCCCGTAGATGATCTTGTCTCAAGTGGTGCATATCTAAAGATTGGTTCCTTGCTTGTAACAACACCTGCTGCGTGGATTCCTGTACCACGAATTCGACCACGAAGTTGCTCTCCATAGATCTCTACCTCTGGATACTTCTGACGGAACTCGTAGGTTGACTTTGATGTGCAGAAATCATCCCATGAATCTACAGTCTTTAAAACTTTGTTCACATCTGATAGAGGGATGTTTAGAACTCGTGCAACGTCTCTAACAATTCCCTTTCCTGTAAACTCAAGAAAGGTTGCAATAGATGCAACATGTCGATACTGTCTAACTAGATAGTCTTTAACCTCTTCACGACGAGTATCCTGAATATCTGTATCAATATCTGGGAAGTCATTACGCTCTGGATTAATAAAGCGGAAGAACAAAAGGTTATGTTCAATAGGATCAATATCTGTAATCTTTAGTGCATAACAAACAAGAGATCCAGCAGAAGAGCCTCGACCTGGGCCTACCATAATCTCTTCCTTCTTGGCCCAATTGATCATGTTACTCACAACAAGGAAGTATGGAGCAAACTTCTTGTCTTTAATAATTTGCAACTCTTCTTCAAGTCTGTCAAGATATTCCTGATTCTCTGACAAACCTCTCTCTGCCAAACCTTCTAATGCAACCTTTGCAAGTTCTTTGTCAGGGCTTTTGTACTGTACTGGTAGTAGGTTTAGCCCTTCTTGAATTCCATAGTCTCCTACTGTATCTGCTAATAGGATTGTGTTTGAATAGATGTCTGGTCTATCAATACCCTGCGCTTCCATGGCTGCTTTAATCTCTTCGTATGAAAGCAAGTGGATATCGAACTTATTAAATGTTATCTGACGGTCTTCGCCATAAAGATAGTCCAGGCGCTTCATCATGTCTGGTTGCTTCTTTGACTTCTCGTATGTTGCATCTTTTACAAACTTGCCATGTGTATTCATTAGCAACTTAAACTCTTGAACTTCTTTTTGCGATGGGTCGACGTGGTGGCAGTCTGGTGTAACAATAACCTTAATACCAAACTCATCTGCAAGTTCTATAAGATATTTATTGATATGCGCTTCATTGTGAGGCATAACCTCAATATAGTAATCATCTGCAAAGCGCTCTTTAAACCATGCTATGTATTTCTTAGCAAGAGCAAACTCTTCTTCTTCGAGTGCTTTAACCAAAACACTACTTGGACAAGCAGAAGAAACAATAATTCCTTCTTTATATTTTTCTAATATAGTAAAATCAAATCGTGGCTTCTTAAAGAAACCATCTGTCCAAGATAATTCGCTAATCTTGTTTAGGTTTTCTAAACCAATTTTATTCTTGGCTAGAAGGATAATGTGATTATAGACAAGATCTTGCTGACCTTCTCTTTCAGACTTATCTCGTGTATCAGATATGTCTGCACACATGTATCCCTCTAGCCCAAGAATTGGCTTAATGCCCTTTGCTTTTGCAATACGGTGCAGTTCCCTATGCCCAGATAAAGTACCGTGGTCAGTGATGGCAATTGCTGGCATCCCTAACTCAACTGCACGGTTCACGTATTCTTCTGGAGTAGCAATCCCATCAAATAAACTAAAATGGGTATGGACATGTAAGCCGACGTAGTTCATATTACCAATCTGCGTTGGTAGATGAAGTTACAGATGGGCCATCAAAGCCCAAATAGTATGCTTCTTGTTCGGCATAAGGAATCTTCTTAAGTGCGGACTCAAGAGGATAAGGCTCAATGTCCTTCCAATCAAATGGTTCCTTGTCTGGTGCTGATGGAATAAGTGTGTAATTAGTTTCAGTTCCCTGACCATTACGCTTTAACTTCCAGACCACATTTGAGATGCTACCTGTTTCAAGTGCATACTCACGAATTGTGTTAAATGATGACTGCTTGCTGATACCCATTGACCAAATTGCAACATATGGCGCTTCAATTCCGTCATCAACTAGTACGTTGCAGTAGAAGCGAAGACGGCCACGCCATCCCGCCTTTGGATCCTTGCGGTGCATTTCTTCTGCCCAGTCACGTCCTTCTGATTCCATTGTATCTACGGCCTTACGCTTGTAGTCCTTTGGATTTACGTGCTCCTTAACAACGAGTGCTAGTCCACGCTTTTCGTTATAGTTTGCAGAGTCCTCATCGAGTTCTTCGATGAAACGAATCTTTACAGATTGACCATCTGCAAGTTTTAGCCACTTTACCTTTGGCCCGTCGTTTTCATACTTTGGCTTGTCGAGCAGGGCATTGATGTTCTTGAGTCCCTTTACTACGCTCATATTATTCTCCTTTGTTTGTTATATTAGTTTAGCATAAGTGATATTGATTTGTCAAACTGAAACTCCAAACCCGCAAGTTCTTCGTCTGGCATATCACCTATATCTTTGTATTTGTTGTTTAGTTTAATAACAGAAACACGACTAGAAAGTTTTTCAACTATCCTATCTTTCATGTTTCCTCCCGCCTCATCGTTATCAGCAATAACTATGATGTTATTGAAATACTTCTGAAGCAATTCTATTTGTGTACTTGATACATTTGCACCAAGTGTTGCCACTGCTGGAAGTCCTACCTGATCAAGTCTAATGGCATCAAATGATGACTCAACTACATATACTCTATCAGACTTCTTTACTCTGTGCAAGTTAAAAAGGGTTTTGCTCTTTGGGAGTCCTGGTGTATTTTTAAAATCTTTTCCTTCAATAGATCTTCCAACAAATCCTAGTGGTATCCCGTCTGGGCTATGAACTGGAACTGTAACCATATCTTGCTTTTCTGAGTAACCTAAAGCAAATTTAATGCATGAGTGTTTTTCAATTTTTCTATATGTAAAATAATTTTTTGCTCTTTCGGAAGCAACAAGATTATTGTGTAGTCTCTTAATGATTAATTCATCAAACATCTTGTACTGTTCTTCTTTTACTAATACCTTGTCAATCTCTACAGCAAGATTGCTAACCTTTTCTTTGCTTTTAATAAATCTTGCGGATTCAAAATAAGTTCTTCCAGATGTATGCATTACAAGTTCTATAAGATCTGCAGATTTTTGACAAGAGAAACAGAAAAACATTCCGCTATCTTTTTGTACTTCTCCTGCTGGAGTTCTATGATTATTATGAAATGGACAAAAGATCATGAAGTCTGCATCAAGTTCAGACTCTACAGTTATACCCGATCCTGTAAGGACTCGCTTGACTTGTTCTGCGGAATAAATATTGGATTGGTTCCGTCTATTCCTGCTATCCATGTGCTCTTCCTTTTCCCTGCGTAGACTGCCTGTACTGATAGTTCAAATTCAAAAAAGTTCTTTATCTCATTATACCTTATAGTGAAGTCTGGGTCAAGATCAATTCTTGGAACATACCCACTAAGTTTCATCTCTGTTGTCAATAATCTTATGTACTCTTCTTTGAGTCTTCCAATCATTGAATCGTCATAAATTATTCCATCAAGATAAAACCTTTTGATAGGCTTATGATGGTAGAAGGTTGGTGATAAGTTCTTCTTAATTTCCGACATACCATATTATAACTACTTATCTTCAAAGTCTTTATATCTATAATATCCCTTGTCAAAGTCACACTGAACCAAGAAATCTCCCATAAACCCGTTACGATTCTTTCTAAATGCACACTCAATGATATCGCTATTGGTCCCTCGACCTAGAGCAAGCACCCAGTCAGCATCATAGGCAATCTGTCTAGACCATGCAGTCTGACCCAGTGTAGGAACTGTAGACAGATCATTAACATCATCTGGTGTGGCAGATGAGATAGCAATGATAGGAACTTCTTCACCAATAGCCATGAGTTTAAGTTCTCGTGAAAGGTTTTTCATTCGTACCGTTTCGTTATCTGACTTTTGGTTTGGAGCCATCAACTGTAGATAGTCAACGATTACAAAGTCTGGCTTATACTGATCAATCTTTCCACGAAGCACTGATGGATTAATCTCTCCACCCTGATCATTTGAGATAATGTGGAACTCTGGCTTACCCGCAAGATTTTTTGCATGCCAGTCTTTAAGCATATCAATTTCAATCTCACCGTTACTTATCTTACGGTGTGACCAGCGACCTTCTCCCATAATTGTAAACACACGGTTGCGGACTTCTGTCTCACTCATTTCAAGAGAAATTACCATTGGGCTCTTTCCTTGCTTCCATGCCTGTACTGCAAAGTACAGTGCAAGCCATGATTTTCCAATTCCTGGATAAGCAAGAAATACTCCAAGTTGTCCTGGCATAATTCCTGAAGGAAGATAGTTATCAAATCCTGGAAGTCCAGTTTTAATTCCAGATAAACCTAGTGCTTGTTGCTTCTTTACATTCTCAAAGTATGCAATAGCAGACTCAAGGTCTGTAACATCAATGTCACGAATTGCTGCTGTGTTCTTTTTTAGTTCTGATGTTTTTGTGATTAACTCATTGAGGGCACCAGTTCCATTGTTGTTTTGAATTTCACTTGCTGCAGAACGAATAATATCTTTAAGACTGTCTGTAAGATACTCGCCCTGAAGTTCCTCTAGATGATGCTTTGTTGCACCAACACCTTGGACTGGCTCAAAGTCTCTAAACTTTTCAGTAACTAGTTCTGCTGGAGGAAGGGTAGAGTTGTTTTCAAAATATAGTCTAACAAAGTTCCAAATGTCTCCATGGGTCCTTAAAAGATTGTCGACATTGGCCTGCAGGAGTACGTGAATTTGCTTATCATTTAAAACAGCCGTAAGCAGTTTTGCCTCTGTATTATTCACTTAGCCACTCCTTTGCCATTCGTCTACGCTCTGCTCTCTCTTCATCATCTTTAACTTTATCTTTTTGTGCCTGCAATATTTTTTCTGCGTTATATGCAAAGTAACTCCATGAAGGATTCTCTGCAACTGAAAAGTAATACTCAAGTATATCGTAGCATCCTGGCAGCGTATATGATTCTACAAGGGCATCTGAAGCCCACTGCTCTACATTTAGATTAAGGGATGGCTTTGACTCGTACCTTGCGGTATGATACTTGCTGTATCTTGAAAGCAAAGCCATTCGGTCTTTGCGTTCTGCCATTATCCTTCGGCAGCCTCCGATTGGGCTTCCACAATCTTTGCCGTTAGTTTGTCTTCAACAAACTTGTATACACGCTCAAAAGCCTGATCAGTATTTTCTCCATCACGCTTTGAGTCTACAATACCAAGATCAAGTCTTAGTGACTGAAAGTTTCCTAGATTAAGTGTGTACCCCAATGTAACAGATACCTTTGTTGATTCGTTTTCCATTTTATACCCTTCGTTAAATAGATTCATTCCAAATTGGAACAAACCGTCCATCTTCAGTTCTCGTATATGTAAGTATACCATCGCCCATTCTTCTTGTCAACTCTTGTTTGCTGGGCGTAATATCATTTGTAATTAATTTATCTTTTCTTGGCCTGCCAATATGATATGAAGCAAGTATATCACGAATGGCTCTAACTTGTGACTCTGAGTAGTATGATCTAACCTGAAAACCTCGTGCCCCACCCTTTTGAGATCCTGTTGGAAATGGTATAATTCCACGCTTCATTAGTGATGGCATATATTTTTTATGACGATTAACTAGTTCGGCAGTTTGACCAACTGTGTATGCTCGCTCTCTTTTATTTTTAAACTCACTAATCAGACAACTCTCAATCTGATCTTTATTAATATTATAGACAGACATAATTCCGTTGGAGTGGTTGTAGTGATGAATTCTAACTAGGTCTCCATTAAGAAACCAAACTTTTTTATTACCTGGTATTACAGGTGACTCATTGTACTTTTCGCTCTCAATTGTTCCTTTTTTAGTAACCATTGGCCCTCCTGAGAATTGCTAGGTGGATGAAAGAACTTTCTTGATCCACAAAGTATGCAGTATAGTTCTAAATTGTTTATCTCTGTATACTGCCTATCTATAAACATTCTTCCGTTACATTTTACACATTTAATCACGAGTTTGGTATTCCAACCGCTATAAGGTTGATACCCATTGTTGTTTCTCCACCAAGGTTGAACTTAACAGTTCCTTCTACCTTTGATGTTGTTATGCTGTTTATAGTTACCGTCACATCTTTTCCAGCATCACTAGCACCCTTATTATAGGCTGTTGCAGTGACAATTGGTGGGTATCTAAATTCTTTTTCAAAGTCATGTGACCACGATAGAGATGTTCCTGCTGTTTGCAATGATGATGTAGATACTTGCTCATAGCCTCCAACAACGCTTGCCTCAGATGTCTTGACAGTTTGAGAACCATTTCTATCTGTATCGACTACAAGATAACCTCTTTTTGATGGTGCAACCTGAGTGTACAACTCATTAACAGACTGAACAATTTGATATATATATGTTACATCTAGTGGCTGACCACGCTCAGGAACTGGTAAAATTGGCATACTATAATTATACCAGACTCACGATTCCAGAATCATAGACCTCTAAAGATTCTGTAAGTTTTGGTGCTATTGACGATGCCTGTATGATTACCCTAACAGACTGTGTTCCATTTTTTAAAAAAGAATAACTCTGTGATCCTGTAGAGCCTACATATGTTGGCGTTGCTCCATCAAATCCCGCAAAAACATCATAAACTATTTGTGTTGAGATTTGGCCAGTAGACCAATTTACAAATACGCTATTGCCAATAATATTGACATCTCCTGGACCAATAATTACAGCCTCTGAACCAGTAACAAATATTTTTGAATATGCAGACTTTCTGTTTTTATCTTCTGCAACAATTCTGAACCTCACAACTCTTGAGTTAGAAGAAGTTACCTTACCAAGCAATTCTTTTTTAATGACAACATTTTTAATTCCTTTATCTGCCATTATCCAACATCCAAAGCAAATCTAAACTCAATGTAGTTTGTTGTGTTTGCCGATTTCACAATTGGCTTTGACCCCACACTCTTGATTACAGAATACCCAGTCAAACCATAAAGAGAATTGGTTGATGTAATGTTTTCTAGTCTGAACCCATCCAAACAAACATAGAATAAATCAGATGGAGATCCAGCCTCAGTAACACATGCGTATATCTTTACTACTGCTACTTCTCGCCAATCAAAGTTGTTGGTTTTGTTTAAATCTTGGAATGCCTTTTTTGCAACAATATATCTATTTGTGGCAAAATTTGTTACATATTCTGCATTTCCAGAACTGTTGCTAACATCATCAATGTCTACCTCAAACCTTGCATACTCTAGGCTAGAGTTTAATCCTGTATGAGAAAACTCTATCAAAATCTTAACATTGTCTGGAACGGTGTTTGAGTTCGCAACCTTGTTAACAACAGAAAATGCCAACCTTAATTCATCCAGTGGGCTATTCTTTGTAAAGTCAACAGTCGTTTCATTAAGTTTAATATAGTTAGAACCAGACCCCACCTGTATTTTGCCAGATCCGTTAAGTGTAAGGGTTGAGTCATCTCCTACCATAGCAATTATATTATTTAAAAATCTACATCTTTCATTTCTTGCTATTCTTTCTGACTGAGTAAAGATTCTATTATCAGCATTTGTTTCAAAAACATTTGCTGTCTGATTTATAATACCATTTTCAGACTCACCGTCTAGTGGTTCATAGCGAACTGGTATATCTATTGCTGTAGCATTAAATGGCTGGTATACCCAGTTATCTGTGTCTGCAAAAGAATAGATTGTTCTGCTATCAAAAGATCCAGCAACTGGGTTTGATGCAGCAGAGAAGATACCCACCTCTGTTATTTCATATCTTTCTTCTGTTGGTAGTTGTGCAGTAAGCACAACCTTATCGACACCATCTTCATTAACAAAGCCTCTAGAGATAATTGGCACACGGAACATTTCAAAATCTAAAGACTGCTTTTGTGAGTAGTCCTGGAATAGGCCATCAGAAGCCACTGGAGTGGGTCCACAGCCTACAGCAATATGAGAAGCATATGATTGGGTCTGCCCAACGAGATACTTGGCTAAAAGATTTTTACCTATATTAGTTATCATTAATTACTCCCATCATATATTGTATCACTAAAAATGTCCCCGCTAGTTAGAATCTGAACCTCTACCTGCTCATTTTCCTTAACATTAACTAAATTAATAACCAAGTCTCCTGTTATTGGATCTATATAAACAGACTTGCAATTAGGGACCTTCGTCCATTTAGTCTTATCTGGCTCCCCGACTTTTTCAATTAGATCATATCCTGTTCCACAAACTGGTAAGTGGTCAAAAATAGATAGCGACAAAGACTTAAAGTATGAGTCAGATGACTGAAGCCTCAAGACGTTGTTTGGATTATACTGTAAATATAAATCTGTTAAATTTTTGATTGGTGAATATATAACCTTTTGACCATTCACAAGATCATGTCTTGATATTGTGGCAAGTTCATAGCCACCAATATCTTCAAACACAAGGTCTGTCATTGTCTCAATAGACATAACCTCATCATTAAAAATAATTAAGTCTGGTGTTGCAATCTTTACTGAATCATCACTATTTTTTATAACTGGCTGTGGTAATGCTGCTACAGCATCAGTTGATCCACTACCATCTATTTGACTTGCCACTATAACACCTCACTTAAAAATACTGTCATTTCTGGTCCATCAGAACTTCTGGAAAACTCAATATTGTATACAACAAATCTGCTATCTGGGCTTGATGCCATGCTTACATTATTTTCTTTGTAGTCTAATGTAACGATGTCACCAAGTTGGATCGTTGGTATAGCAAATATCTTAACACCTACAGATTTTCTAGGCTTAGATGTTTTTTCAATCATCCACTTCATTAGGCTAGATGCCTCATCCTGTGACTGAATATACTGGGTGTTCAAAGAAAAATCTTTTTTGCCATATGTCATTCTGCTAAGTTTAATATCCTGATAGTCTTTTTTAAATTTAAATGGATTAGAAATTAACTTATCTGCAACAAATTGTGGATTAGACTCTAAACTATTTTTATTAAAATATTCATCAACCGTTAGATTATTATTGGACTGCTGAGTAAATGTAATTCCTTGAATTCTTAGATAGTTTCCACTAGTCTCATCTAAACTTAATGCCGAATCAGTTGCATTAAATATTAAAAATTCAGCACCGTATGAACCTGCCCTAAACCCAGAAACAACATATCCCTTAACTTTATTAAATGTTGGAGATATTTTTGCAGTCAATGCTGGATATGCCTTATCATATTTAAAATTAAATGCTGCTGCTTCTCTCATTATGCTTCCAAATTCTTCAAAATACATCTTGTATCTTGGCGGTTCTGCAGATCCAATTCCAGAAAGATATGTATTCTGCACCAGTCCGCTCATTGCATACTTCCTAAAAGACTCGTTAGCATCTACTGCGTAATCTCCAAATACTGAGTTAACTGGAACATCCAACGAAAATGCTGTATTTTGAGAATAGTTGTTTGACAATGCATAAACATTTTCAAACATTGCTCTTGATGAGCCTCTTGTAAATAATGCTATATCAGAATAGACTGGTAGGGGATCACTATCGTCTACTGTCTTAATTAGTTTCCCATTGATATATAGATAGAATCTTCTTGTCTTTCCTATGTCTTCATATTCTACTGCTAAATCATATACCGTTGGATTTTCTTCAGCAAACATTCTTGATTGGCCAGTAAAGTTTCCATCATCGACAGTAATTTTACCTAGACCACTCCAGAGGTTAATTGGAACTGCAACACCGTTATTTGATTTTATTTTATAAAAGAAAATATTATTTACGCTCTGTCTATCCTCTTTTGAAAGGTTGTCCAGTCCAAGTGCTGATATTTCAAAGTAGTATCCAACATTTGTTTTTGAGTTTAGCATTACCGCAATTCCAGCAGAACCTCCAGTAACATTAATGTTTTTGTCTGGAGTTGAGCCATTTACTACATAAAAATTAAAAGCACCATTTGCAGTTTGACCTGAGTCCTTGCTACTTTCTATTTTGCCAATAATTCTAACCCTTGTTCCAAAGTGCTTATACTTAGTATCTGGCAATGATTTATATACATATGAAACAAAGTCTCTTGGCTTTTGCTTTGTCGTAAAGTTTGGGCCTGTTAAACAAAGCGCAGAGGACTGAATAGAACCTGGTCTTGGCTGCGTTGTAGTCGTTATTTCTCCACCCATAACTGTTGACATAAAGTTTTTAATAAGTCCAGTTCTAGAAGATGTTCTTGCTAGTGCGTCAGAAGAGTATCCTTCTGCAGTAATTTTTCCAGCAGCCTTTAACAAATCTATCTCTGCCTGTGTTGCACCAGGCTCTATTGTTACTGTTACTTCAAGATCTCCTAAATCTTTTTCAAAAAGATAATCAGAAACCATATAGCAACCTTTTACATTATCATCAGACTTCCAGTAGTCAGATATTCCAGCAGAGTGTGCCACAACAGTTGTACCAAACTGACCACGGCCATGTTTTTGAACTTCTCCATTTTGCAACCTAACGACACCAGACTGCTCAAAATACTTTGGCTCAGAATAAATTCTTACAAGGCCAGTGGGATATATTTTTCCATTAAATGGTAATTTAGAAAAATAGTTTTGATAATCTTCTGTTGATGTTATCCATACATTTCCAAAGCCAGTAACATTATATTGAACTGCGTCATACTTTATAATCTCACCCTGAGAATAAAAGTATCCATTGTATCTAGTAATCCAGTATGCTGCCTCACCTAAACTAAATGTATTATTAATTACAACATTGTTTTTAACAACTGGGACATCTGCAGAAAGATCAGAGTTCAATGGTATTGCACTAAGAACATACGCAGACTGTGTATTTACCTCATTGTTAACTGACTTAGTATTTTCTGTTCCAGACACTTCCCACAAAAGGGCAGGTTTATATGTGTATATTCTTTCGTCATCCAAAAGACTTGCCTGCCTAATAGAGCCTACAGATCTTTGTATATGTCTTGTTGTATAATTAATTACTCCGTCATTGTAAACATTGTTTGGCTGCATTGATACTGAAACAACATTTGCAATTTTAGCCTTATCAAGTGTTTTATTTTTAATCTCTCTATCTTCAAACAAGTCATTTGTTCCTTTAAGTTCAAATGTTGTAGGTCTTTGATCTTTTGTTGGCATAATATAATCTTTACTCATCATAACAAAATTATTATATTCATCAAAGAACATTGCCGTCTGTGTTGATATTGCTAAGTCTTGGAGCACCTCTGCAACGCTTTGATCTGGGCCAACAAAGAAGTATGGAATTATTGTTTCTTTTTCGTTTGCAACTCTTCTAAAAGTATAGTTAGAAAACCCAATATGGTCTAACAAAAGAGATACTGCAGAACTCACAGAAACCTCCGTCATCAATATTTGTGGTGCAGTTGTTGATTCTAAATACCAGTACATGTCTCGCAATGAAAGAGATACGGTCTTACCCATAAGGTCTTGCTTTGGGAATGAATCAGAATACAAAGTCTTTATTGGAACATAGTAGTCCCATCCAGCAACATCAACAATAACCTCATAAAACTTAAATTGCACATGTCTATTTATATATTTTGCAATTATGCTTGTAGTATTATTTTCGTTAAATGCTTGATCATAATCAAATATATTAATATCTCCATTAGAGGCTATCAACTGTCCTACTGGCAAACCACTCACCCCTAGGTCTGAGGCACTCTTGTTGATTGAGTAGTCTAACGTCTTATCAGAAACATTCATAACCAGTCTTGGTGATATTTCTATAAGGTCAAATGTTGAGTCTTTAACATTCATTGAATCAACAACAATTCTAATACCAGAGATATATTCAAACTCTCTGTACTGAATCTTTCCATCTAGACCTCTTATGAAGACACTTGGAGATGTTGCATCTGTAACAAAGTTTGTTAATCTATTTACCGTTTCATCTTGAACGTACCAACCATATTTTGGATTTACAACTGTGTAGTCGCTTCCATTCCAAATATAAAATTTTCCTATATCACTTTCGTTTTCTTTAATAAGATATGCATATCCAATTACAGACTCTTCTGGAAGCAATGAGACGCTTGTATATATTTCTGCAAAAACAAAGTTTGATGTCCACTCATCTGGAACCATTAATCCGTATGCAATCTCAACATATCCATCGCTTTTAATGATTGGCGTTCCATCTGCTCTTGTTATTGAAGGATTAAAGGATAAAACATCTTCCCAGTTATTATCTTTTAAAAACTGAATTTTCCATCTACTAGGAACTTTCTTATTTAAATCTCCAAAAAATGGATCTGAAAATGCCCCTGTTGCTGATGAGAATGGGCCTAAATTTTCTGTGCCAGTATGAGTCTGCATTTTAACTACAACCCTATTTGTTGGAACTCTTTCTTTATACACAATAAATGGGCAGGCATCTTCTATAGCATTTTGAGAACCTCTTACTTTTGATGCAATGCCATACTCTGAAATACTTTCAATACTTCCTAATTTTTCTTTACCATCTCTGTCTACAAATATTTGAGAAGATCCATAACCAAATGTTCCATTGTTATATGAATATTTATATGTTACTTCGCTTCTATACGAAGTCCAGTATTTAAACTTGTCATTTTTATCTGGCATATAGTATCTTGGTCTATCTGCCATAAAAAGATTTGGATGGTGTAACTTTCCATTCTCAAAAAATACAGCCTTATTGATTCCAGACCTTGGCCTAAACTGCTCAAAACATGCTTCTAAAGAATATAGACTTTTTAATTTTTCTTTCTTTGTTAAAAATGTTGTTGGTATGTCATCATTATTAAAAGTTCCATCAACAATAACATCAGCATCAGTTGCTCCAGTATAAAAATTTCCAGCATCATTAATATCAAAACTAGTTGGCAGTGAAGAATATATAGAATCAGACTGTGTTGGCCTGTATCTATAATTTCCAATATGTTTAATATTGGTAGGTATATTCATGTTCCATTCTGCTGTAATTATCGACTTGTTTCTTACAGTTGAAGTAGTCTCTAAAAATGTTTGCAGGTCTTTATCTTCAAACATTATACCTCTTCCAGACTTATTGAGACATTCCAGTAGTCAAAATTGCTTCCTCTTTTTTCAACAGAGTATGAAAAGTCACTAATAAACATTTCAATAAGTTGATTATACTGTCCAAGGTGGTCATATGGATCTGGGGTTCCTTTAAAAATACCTTTTCTGTCATAGGCAAGAAATACCCAGAAAGATCCTTTATGGGAGTCATACCATTCAAGCATGTCTGCTCCCCCTGCTCCACCATCAGTTGTGTAAGCCCTATACGGAGAAAGACCAGTTATTGTGTCGAATGTTGGAACATTTGAATGCGATCTAGATGGAATCATGTTCCAACTTGTACTTAGTGTAAGTTTATCTGCAATGTGATATGACCTCATACGACCATTAATCATTCTTTCTCGCTTTTCAATTCTTTCTTCTGAAAACTCAAGTGGTTGTCTGTTGTCATCAGTTATTAATAAAAATTGATCAAGCAATGTTTGATCTTCAACACTAAGAGGATCTACGCCAATTTCGTACCCATTAGGAACGTATAAACCATTCTTAAGGGTTCCAGAGTTTTCAGACCATAGCATACCACTTGGTCTATTATATTTTTTACGACCCTGTATATAGGTTACCCTAGGATCTATCTCTTCATCGGCCATTTAACGACACTCCCCTAATTCTTCTATCATCAACACGCTTAATAGTTGACATTACTGTCTGTGCAATATCGTTTGGATTTGCATCTGTCTTTGCATTAACTGTTAATGTATATGTATTATTATACACTGTACCGCCAATTGAATCACCGTTATTAATCTTTCTCATATTATCGACTCCGTATGTGTCTACAGCATACTTGCTCATAATAAACTCTCCTGGTGTTAGCATCGCTGGAACGGTGTCAGTTCCCTTTGCAAATCCACCAACGGCAAAGTATTTAGGAATTATTCCGCCCTTTGATTTCTTTATTGGCCAATTGCCGAACTGTGATGCTGCTATCTGGTTTCCACCAAACTTTTTTAAAGTTGCTTCTTCCTGGGCTTTCTTTGCTGCTGCTAGTTTTGCTGCACCTGCTGCTGCTGCCTTTTCTTGTGCAATCATTCCTGGTGTTGGCTTTAGTGCATTTTGAATTACTGCTGCATTTTGTTGATCATACAAACTCTTTAGGTGAAGTCCTGGAGTATTTCCAGCATTTTTTGTTACATCTCTAACGTTCATGTTTTGATTAAATAGCATTAAATTCTTTTTTGCATCTTGAGCAATTCTATCCAATTCTTCTCTATGTAATATAGAACTGTTCCACATTGGATCATTTTTACGTAGTTCATCCAGTGTAGGCTTTGTTCGTGGATCAGGATTAACCTTTCCTTTAATCTTTGTATCATCGTCATCCTTCTTAACTGGTATACACTTTCCTTCTTGGCTCATAAAGTATCCTGGACCACATGGGCCTGTGCCAGGATCATCCTTCTTAACTGGTATACACTTTCCTTCTTGGCTCATAAAGTATCCTGGACCACATGGGCCTGGGTCGACTGGTCCTGGGTCGACTGGTCCTGGTCCTGGTCCTGGATCAAAACCTCCTGATGGAATAATAATGTCGACCTGCTCATTTTTGTAAGCATTAATTAGTTTATCTACAATACCTCTTGCATTATCAATTGCCTGCTTTGATCTACTATTGTTAACTCTTGCTTCATCAATTCTATTTTGGAAAGTCTCCCACTCTCTTCTAAGCGCCTCTAGATTTCTAGTAGACTCTCTTAATGGAATACCCAACTCTCTTATCTTGTCTTGCTTGGGCTCGATAACCTTTTCTTCTAATTCAAAAATATAGTCTTCTAGGTCTTTAATTTCTTTTTCAAGAACTTTTCGAGTCTTTCCATCTTGTGTAACTCGTGATAACTCATAATCCTTAGACTGCTGAAGGGCTTCTCTCTCTTTCGTGACAGCATCTGCTGCTGCTTGTGCTCTCATATCCTGAGCAGCCTTTGCTGCTGCTGCAATATCTCCAGATGTCAGTGCTTCTGCAAGAGTTAATTGGCCCTTTTGCTGAGCAGAAATAGCAGCATTGGCCTTTTCAACATCATCCAATGCCTTGAGTCTTTCTTCATACTTTTCATTAATCTTTTCTTCTTGCTTTTCAATTGCTCTTAGCGCTGCCTCTTTATCATCTATATCGTATTGAGCCTTATCAATTTTATCCTGAGCCAAATCAATTTCTTTTTGTAGATCAGTTGTGTCTGCTTCAAACTTTAAGCGCAGTCTTCTTTCTTCAACATCTGTTTGCTCAATTGCCAAAGCAAACCCTTGATCAAAAATCTTTTGCATTCCTTCAATAGATACAGCATCAATCTGTAGTTGAACTTTTTCTTTATTTAAAGACTTTTGCAAAACTCTTAAGAAATCTTCAAAACCCTTTGAACCTGGTTTTACACTTGACAAATTAACAAGTGCCTTTTTTAGATTTTCACTTTGCATAATGGCATTAATCTGCTCTTGACTAAACTGCCCCATAACCTCTGTCATTCTTGTTAAAAGTTTTACATTTGCGTCTAGTTCTGTTTCTTCTGCCTGCAATGCCTCAATAGCAATATACTCTTTCTTTTTCTTTGTTGCTTCCTTCCAGGCATCTACTATTTTTTTGACTTCTTTATCTGATAACTTTTTATTTGCAATTGCTGCTGCAAAGGTTGCATCTGCTACAGCCTCTAAAGCAATAGACCCTTCAACGCCAGCAGCCTTTAACCTTGTAAGTGCAGTTGTTTGATTTCCAATCTGCTTAGACATTCTTTGCTGATCACTAACAAATTCTCCAAGTTTGATAGACTGTAAAGCATCTCCTATACTTTTTGCTGTATCTTTAATTGCTACAATGTTTCCCTTTGTATCAAACTTAAACAATTTCTTCTTTTGTGCTTCATACTCCTTTGGATCCATGCCAGTGATAAGATCAATTAAGTCTTCTCCAGCACCTAGTTCTCTCATATCATTTTCAATACCGCTAAATACGCTAATTGTTTTGCTGCCACCAAATAATTTATTGAGGGCCTTTGACGATGCTTCAAATCCTGTTGTAACAGCAATCTGATTTTTTCTTACATCCCTTAGTTTCTTTAGAAGATCATCCAAAGGAGATGAGTCTGGGCCCTTTTTTTCATTAGTGTTAACTGGTTTAGGAACAGGTGTTGATACAGGATTTGTATATCCCTTTGCAATATATGTTGCAACGCCTGTGCTTTGAGACAACCCCTTACCCTTAAACTCATTGTTTGCTGCTGCTATAACATTTGGATCACCCTTACCAACAAGATAGTTAACAACTAGGTTTTTGCTTATTGTATCTTTGCCCTCAGAAAGTGCTGCCCAGTCTTGCTTGACACCAGCAAACACTGCTGGATTTTCTCCTGCAAGCCTTGTTATAAGGGTAAAGTCTAGTTTTTCTGGAAGTGGTGCAATTGCAGTAAGTGCATTTGTTGCAACCTGTACCTGCTTTACGCCATTTGTTTTTAAATTTAGAGTAATTCCATACTGATCCTTAAACCTAGATAGAGCCTGAACTGCCTGCAAATCAGTATCAAATGATTCTTTATTTTGATTTACGTAATTTAGCAATACGCTTATTTCTGGTGCCTTTGCTCCTGTTTTTGAAAGTAGTTGGAACATTGTGTCTGCATTTGCAAATCCTTGCTCTTCTATTAAAAGATTAAATCTGCCTTCAAGATACTTGTCCTCTGTTCCTGCTTTCAAAAGTCTTATGATGGTGCTTGGACTCAAATCTTTTGAAGCAAACCCTAATTGAAGATTTGTTTTAAATGGGCTATTTGCAAGATTATTGAGTTGGTCTTTTGCCTGTCCTACAAAAGTTTTAACTGCATCAGAAGAATCCTTGTAGGCTAAATCAACTGATGTATTTATTGCTTTTGTAAATTGGTCTCCAGACAAGCCTTTAGACAATGTTCTTATTTCAGCCAATGTAGTTTTGTTTGCCTGATTTAATGCATCAACCTTTCTCTTTCTTTCGTCTTCAAGCGCTAATGCCTCTTTATCTGTTTTTGCATTTTGTATTTTTATGGCATACTGCTTATTTAGTGAGTCTACATTTGCCTGGTTTAACTGAACTGCTTCTACTCCCATTTGAACTGCTGCTGCATCCAGTTTTGCATTTCGTGATGCCAGTGCATTTTGTGCAAACGGCATGTCTCCACCTGCTCCTGCTACTATATAATCAATTGCCTTTTTCCACCAGTCAAGTGATTTCTGTGTTGCTGCTGAATCGGCACCAGCCAGTGCCTGCTCAAAAGATTGTACAACATTATCCATTGAGTCTGCTTTTACCTTTAGCGCTACAGAAAGAGGATCGGTTAAAAGGTTTTCTCCGTTTGGTCCCAAAAGTTGTACTAAGTTTCCAGTAATTTCTGCTGGAATTGTGTAGTCACCTAATTGCTCTCCAAGAGCAGATGCAATACTCTTTGCTTGATCTGTTGATATAACACCCTGCATTACTGCCTGAGCAAGATTTGTAGAAATATTTTTTCCAATTGCTTGCGTATCAATACCAGCCTTTGCCTGCTTATCGATATCAGACATAAGGGTTTTACCAAAATCACTGTCTAAAATAGTTTGACCAGAACGTCTTTGTCCCTCTGATGAGCCAGATACAATGTTTTCTCTTTTTCTTCTTGCTGCCTCTGTTGCACTTACTTTACCTGTAACCATAGATAGTGCTTTAATCTTTTCGGCACCCATTGACATAGACTTTGCAAGTTCTATACCTTCGGTTCTTGCCTTCTTTATGCTTTCATTAAACATATAGATTGTTCCAACTATTGCTCCAATAGCAACGGCAGCGATTCCAGCCTTGTTTGTTAGCAGTGGCATAATCATAGAAAGAGCCATCATTGGCATCATTAGTTTTTGAGCAGCCTGCCCAACTTGGCCAGGTATCATTGATGCAGCCATCATTACACCAGATGCGGCCATCATCTTGCCACCTGCACCCATACCCCTGCCAGAATCTCTTCTTTCTGCTCTTCTTTCTTTTAACTTTTGAGAGTATGCAGACATCCTTGAGCCAAGTGTTTGCTTCTTTGATGAATCGGCTGCTGCAGATGTAATCATTGATGCTGGATAGGCTGCGTTCTTTCCAAGGGCGCTTCTCTTTTGTTCTTTTGCTAAATATCTTCTTAATGATTTTTGATTAGCATCAATTGGTCCAGTACCGTATAGCGCTGTTCTTGATGCTGCAGCCTTTGATTGTGATCCTTGAACAGTTGCTGCTCCAAGTGCTTGACCTGTTGCTTTCGCATCATCAATATATTCTCTTGCTCCTAAGACCAGTCCAGCACCTGCGTCTTGCCCTACCTTACGCATTCTGCGTGATGGAGACTTAGTTTGTAGCGCTAGTGCTGCTGCGTTTGGTAATTCTTCTGCAATTGCTTGAATCGCTTGTTGATTTCTAATTGTTAAATCTCTTAGTTTTTTTGGCTGTCTTGCAAGAACTTTTTCTCTTGCTAGTGCACCTTGACCAACTGCGTCTGCATACATTACAAAGTTTCTGCTTGTTTGTTTTTCAATAGCAGCATTTGTCTTTGAGTCTGCAGCGATCTTACGCAAAGCCTTACCCTGAATACTTAACTGTTCATCAGTTAGGGCAACACCATTATTTATGTTTGACATAATAGATGTAATCTGCGATTCTGTTGCACCAGTCTTTACTAAGTACTCTTGATACAGTTTTCTGTATCTTTCAGATTTCTTAAGACTTTCAAGAATTGAATTATTCTCTGCACCAGTTTGAGGAGTCCATACTGCGCTGTTCCAGGCTGGTGACTTCATTCCAGTCTTTATACCTGTCTTTACACCCTTTTGTTCTTTTGACACAGCAACTGTATGTGATCTATCAATCTGTGTAGCATTAGCAATTTGTGACTGTGTTGCTCCATACTTTTCTAGTGTTCGTCTTATTGCCTTTGCAGAGGCTCTTGCTGGCGCCATCTCTGCTGCTGCTGCAACTGATCCACGCTCTCTTCTTAATTGATCTGCAGGACTTCCTAGTGACTTAGGGGCAGCGTATGCACCTCCGCCACCAACTCTTTTTTCTGATTTAGATGCAAACTCTTTACCTAGGTCTGCAACCCTCTTGCCTTGTTCTTGAGCAATTCTTCTAACTTCTTTGACAAACATCTTTGTGCTTATCTTTGTTTCTGATGCAAGATTCTGTAATGCCTGAGCAATTATGTCATCTACTGTACCAATGCTACTATCTATTTTTGCTTGGATTGCATTGATAGTTTGTGAGCCTGCAGGGAGTGTATAGTCACTACCACCAAACTTTACAGACTTAGAACCAATAATTCCAGCGTTCTTGTAGCCAGGAATATTGTCTGCAATTAATCCCTGAACAAGTCCAGGATGCTTATCAACAACTGGTGCAGATATAATTGCTTCACCATCAGAAGCCATGATTGGAATTAGGTCAGACCTAGGTCCTCCAGGACCAGAAATGATTCCGCCATTTGCAAACTTCTTAGGAGCCATTCCAGGACGTGCTGCACCTGGCATACCAAATGCTCTTTGTGCTGCCATTGCTTTTTGATATGCTAAAGCCAATGCTCCCACTGCTGATGCTTCAGATGTAAATGTTTGCTTAAGTCTTTGATGAACTTGATCAAGAGATGCTGCAACTGCAGATGCCTCAAGTTGTTCTTTAGTTAAGTAGTTTGTTTGCTCTCCAAGAATCTGTGTGGACGATCCAGCCTTTTGAAAGCCTCCTCTTAATGTTGCAAACAATTTAATTATATTTGCAACACCATTAGCAAGCAAACCAAACGACATAAGTGCAAGTGGACCAATTGCTCCAAGTGCTACTGTTAGTATGGTGATAAATCTCTTGCTGCCGTCACCAAGGTCGTTAAACTTATCTAGTATCTTTGCAGCAAACTCAACAATTGGAGTTAGTGCTTTTAAGAACTGCTCTCCAACTGGAGCAAGAGTTACTTTTAGGTCTTCAATGGCTTTCTTAAACTTATATGTTGTTGTTTCTTCAATCTTTCCTAATTCTCGCTCAGATAAGATTGCCAATTCTTCTGTTGTATTTTTTGTAAGTTCTAGAACTCTTGATGCCTGTGTGCCTTCTGCTGTTACGTTTTGAAATAATGTTGAAAGACGAGAGAACTGGAACTTTCCAAATAACTGCTCGATTGCTCTTGCACGGTTAAGCGGATCTAGTGTATCTAGCGCTTTAGAAAATTCAACAACTGTAGATTTGACATCTCCCTTATTTGCCTCAACAATTCCCTTAATATTGATACCAAGATCTCCAAGAAATGCACTAGCCTTGGCAGATGGATTAATCAATGATGCAAGACCAGACTTAAGTGCGTTAGCACCTTCTGATGCATTGATTCCGCCTTCCTTCATTGCTGTCAAGAAGAATGCCAAATCCTCTACGTCTCCACCAAGTTGCTGAACTACTGGTCCAGCCTTTGGAATTGCCACAGTTAAGTCTTCAATAGACACAACAGTTTGGTTTTCTACTGCGTTCAGGAAGTCAATCTTTTTAGTTAAATCTTCTGCAGCAACACCAAAAGCATTTGTAATTGATATGGTTGTTTCGAGTGCTTGCTCTTGCTCTACACCGCCAAGCACTGCCAGTCTTGTTGCTTGTGCAACCTGTGCAGTTAGTTCTGCACCCATCTTTCCTTGTGCTGCAGCATCTGCTGCCATCTTCATTGTTTCTTCTACTGCTACACCATACTTTGTGTACTCTCTTGCCAGAGTCTGTATCTGGCTAACCATCTCATCTGTTTGCTCTTTTGTTGTAAACATGTCACCGTAGACACGCTTAAATCTAATGGCCTGCTCTTCCATTGCCATGAAAGTTTTTGCAGCAGCAGTTCCAAGCATTGCAAGCGGAACCGTGAAACCAACCATCAACTGGCGACCAGCCCACTGTGTATTCTTACCAAAGTTCAGAAGATTAGTAGATCCCTGCTTAAGAAGTTGATTTAGAAGTTGCTGTCTTTGTGCTGCCATGGCTGTTTGTGTGCCAAGGTTTTTCATATCAAGGGCTAGAGGTCTTACAGCAATTGACTGGATGGCTCCATTTGCTCCACGGCCCATCTTGATATACTGGGTCTGTACATCCTTTACACGTTCACGGGCTACCTTGTTTATTGTTTCAAATTCGGACTTAAATAATCTACCGAAACTTTTTGTGGCTGCGCCAGTATATCTAAAATACTCTCGTGAGGTTAACTTATTTTTTTCTAGTGCATCAGTAAAAGACTCTGTGCTAGATTTGACTGAGCGCATAGATGCTTGGAATTTTCCAGTAGCATTTATGCTGTTCATCAAGTTCTGGGCTTGATTTGCTGAAACTGCTGATGCTGCTGCACCAGACTTTGACATCTGTGTATGGAAGGCTGATATTTGACGTTGCAGAAGTTTTAGACTTGCTAAAGCATCAGACGTATCAATATTTACATTAATATTGGATTGAACATCAGCCATCCATTAACACCTCTTTATTTAGTTATTTACAAGGTTGCCAAGCAGTGAAGCGTCTGAAAGTCTAATTCCAGATGCCTCTTCGACGATCTTGTATACTGTTGGAAGATCTAGATTTTCTTC